CGAAACTGGAAAGAACCATTTGGCTCATGCAATGTGTTGCCTAATGTTTTTATACGAACACGATGTAAAGTATTCTGTTGAAAAATAATTTGCCAAACACACACATTTATGGTATAATGTATATACATATTATTATGTTTAATCGAAAAGGAAACATTAAATGAAATTAAGTAAACCAACGCTAGATATCTTTAAGAACTTTGCTGGCATTAACAGCAATCTTCTTTTGAAAGCTGGCAGTAAAATCTCCACAATCTCTTCAGGTAAGAGTGTTATGGCTTCCTCAACTATTGCCGAGTCTTTTCCGAATGACTTTGGTATCTATGACTTGAACCAGTTCCTTGCTGCGATGTCTTTGTTTGATGATCCAGAGTTGGAGTTCAGCGATAAATTCGTTTCTATCAAGCAGGGTACTAGTGGTGGTATCAAATTCTATGCTGCAGAAGCATCGGTGTTGACTACTCCACAGAAGGAAATTACCTTCCCTGATGCGGATATCGAGTTCAAGTTCACAAGCCAGTCCTATGGTTTGATTATGAAGACTGCTTCAGTTCTTGGTTCACCAGACTTGTCTATCGTTGGTGATGGTAGTAAGATTGTTGGTGTTGTAGGCGATAAGAAAAATGCCACAGCCAATACTTATGAAGTGGACTTCGGTGCAACCGAGAAGAAGTTTAAAGTTAATCTGAAGATCGAAAACCTTAAAATGATTCCAGGAGAATATAATGTGTCCATCTCCAGCAAACGAATCTCCCGATTCGCAGGAGCAGGAGACCTTGTCTACTTTGTTGCCGTTGAATCAGATTCCAGTTTCGAATAATTATTATGTAGTAGTACCAGAGGAGGAATATGATCGTCCTCCTCTACCATTTGGTCAACATTGAGAGAATTATATTATGAGTGAGCAGTTTCTTTGGGTTGAAAAGTATCGTCCTAAAACTATCGATGAGTGTATCCTTCCTGAAGGGTTGCGAAATACATTCAAGGAGTTTGTTGCTAGTGGTCAGTTGCCTAACTTTTTGTTCTGCGGAACAGCTGGTGTAGGCAAGACTACTATCGCCAAGGCATTATGCAATGAGATTGGTGCAGAGTATCTATTGATTAATGGTTCGGAAGAATCAGGCATCGATGTCCTACGCACCAAGATCAAATCGTTCGCATCAACAGTTTCGTTGACCGACTCTAAGAAGGTCGTTATCCTAGACGAAGCAGATTACCTAAACGCCAATTCAACTCAGCCAGCCCTCCGTGGGTTCATTGAAGAGTTTGCTGACAATTGCCGTTTCATCTTCACCTGTAACTTCAAAAACCGAATCATTGAACCACTACATAGTCGTTGTGCCGTTGTAGAGTTTAAGATTGATGGTAAGGAGAAGCAGGGAATTGCTGCTCAGTTCTTTAAACGAGCAGCAGGTATTCTTAAGGATGAGGGGATCGAGTTTGATCCGAAGGCTGTTGCCGAAGTAGTAACCAAACACTTCCCTGACTATCGCAGAATCTTAAATGAATTGCAACGATACTCAGTCACTGGTAAAATCGACAGTGGAATTTTGGTTAATCTTTCACAAGAGTCCTTCCGTGAGTTGGTTGGCTTCCTTAAGGAAAAGAAGTTTCCCGAAGTGCGTAAATGGGTAGCAAAAAATTCTGATATCGAAACTACTCAGTTATTTAAAGATTTGTATGACAATGCGATTGATTTTCTTGACCCATCAACTATTCATCATCTCGTTTTAATTCTTGCAGACTATCAATACAAAGCAGCATTTGTTGCTGACCATGAATTGAATACTGTTGCTGCAATGACAGAGATTATGATTCAATGTAAGTTCAAGTGAGGACACCATGGAAGAATTTTTGGTATTCCTCATTTACTTTGGATTGATGATGATGATCTTTGCTGCTGGCGCAGCATATGGATTCTATGTTCACAAGAGAGAAGTAGATCGTAGGTTGAACAATATTATGTATGCCTTCCAACAGGATTTGAATGAGAATGTAATTCAAATTTCTTTAGAGAGACATAACGATACGATTTATGTTTATGATAGACAAACAAAACAGTTTATGGCGCAGGGCAAAACTGGTAAAGAAGTAGAAGATGAATTAGTCGCCAAGTATCCAAACAAAAAGTTTGCAGCATCCACTGAAGATATTATCAAAAGTGGGTTGAAAAATGGCTAATCCTTTTGACTTTTTAAATGAGATAAATCTAACTAAGAAAGACTTAATTCGAGAAGATCCTCTGGTCGAAAAGGACTATAATCCGTTTATGATCAATAGGGGGTTGTCCTATTTTGCGGATACCGTAATGTATGCCAATGAGATGAATAGGCATACAGGTATCCCCAAGATTTGGCAAAATGACTTTTTCCTAAATACTATAACTAGGAAAAAGCGATTCTCGAAGTGGCATAAAAAAGACACCGAAAGTAAATCGCTTCAACTTATCATGGAGTATTATAAATACTCTACTGAGAAGGCAAAAGAGGTTCTGGCGATATTGAGTCCAGAACAGTTGAAGATGATAGAACAAAAATTATATAAAGGTGGAAAATAATGTCAGTCGAAATGATTTATTATGACTGGACTCCCGACTCTATGTTGGAAGTGGTCTTACCAGAGCCAGATAACTTCTTGAAAATCCGTGAAACATTGACCCGCATCGGTATTGCTTCTCGCAAAGAACAAAAGTTATATCAGTCCTGTCATATCTTGCATAAACAGGGTAGGTATTTTATCGTCCATTTCAAAGAGTTATTCGCTTTGGATGGGAAAGAATCTAACATTACAGGTAACGATGTTGAACGCAGAAACACGGTAGCTGGATTGTTGCAAGATTGGGGGTTGCTTAAGATTGTAGATAATACTAAAGCAGAACCAAAAGTCTCTTTATCGCAGATTAAAGTAGTTGCGTACAAAGAGAAAGCAGAATGGGAATTAGTTCCTAAATATAATATCGGTAAGAAGATTACCGCTAAATAATTTTACATAAACTTGGAGTAGATAAATGAATATCAAACTTGAATTGACTGTTGATGAAGCAAATATGATTCTTCGTGTATTGGGTAAGCACCCATTTGAAGAAGTTGTATCCGTTATTGGAAAGATTAAAGCGCAGGGCGAACCACAGGTTGCTGCTGCAGAAGCTGCTAAGGCTGCAGAAGTACCTGCTGAATTACCAGCTGTTTAAGAATTCACCTTAGGACCGCTAAGTTACGAATCGCATAAAGCTGGTATTGCGTTAAGTTACCGCTGGATCCAGTAACCAGCAAACCTCTATGCCCATTTTGGGGTAGAGTTATTTTTAAAACTCGCTTAATAGGAGAACTACTATGGGTAATTCATTACCACAACTCGCATTATTTGGTCCAGGCTTTAAGGACTTCGACAAATTCTTTGTCGGCTTTGACGAATCAGCAAAACAATTACAATCATTGCATGCTGATCTCACTAAAAACATTCCCAACTATCCACCATACAACATTCGCAAGAATGATGAGAACAACTACACCATTGAATTGGCTGTGGCTGGATTTGGTGAAACTGAATTGGATATCACTATTGATGGTGGTAAACTAATCGTTAAGGGAAATGTAGATTCATCTACTGATGATATCGAAGAAAGCAACTTCCTCTTCAAAGGTATTGCTACTCGTGCCTTCACTCGTGCATTCGCTATCGATGATCATATCGAAGTTAAGAATGCAGAACTATTCAATGGTATGCTTAAGATCGCTTTGGAGCGTTTAGTTCCAGAAGAACAGAAGCCAAAGAAAGTTCCTGTTAATGTAAAAGGTAAGAAGCAGTTTCTGAACGAAGGAGAATAATAATGAAAGCCATTAAACGATTTGTTATGGCATTCATTGAAGTTGTCCAAGAAACTCGCTCTAGACAAGCAGAGGAATTGAAGAAGAGGTATTTTCAGAGATGAAAAATATTCTTTCTAAAATTTCAAATTTGTTTAAACATAAATCTGCATTAGAACAATTTATTATTTCTAAGAATCCTTTAAATGCTGGTGATGTAGATCACTGGACTAGGGTATTTAATCACCAACAGTATAGGGGATTATAATG